CAGCGGTCATGCCGGGCAGCATATCGAGGGGCGTGCCCACGGTCTGCTCGGCTTGGCCTGCCTTGTAACGCGCAAAGTGTTGTGGGAAACGCTGCTTGTCCTCATCACTTGCCATGCGATCAATGACAGTGCGCTTGTCGCCGGGGACCATGATTTTCACGAAATCTGCATCGACGAAAATTGGTCGCTTGGCTTCAGCACTTGCAATTGAATCTTGCACAGGACGCGAGTAAAACTGAACAAACAATTTCTTGTCCTCGGAGTAGCGACCTTCGCTATCGGTGAACACTTGCGCGTCATCATTCCATTCTGTTGCTTGGGTGGTTTGCATCTTGGATATTTCCTTTTTAGATGTGAAAAACCCTCAGACTTTTTGGGTCTGAGGGGGTGATACTTAAACTGCTGGTACTTCGGCTTCTGCCTCTACGGGTGCCGTAGGGATATTGACCGACAAGCTGAACGCGGTCCCGCCAATACGCATCTGCGTACCGCCGGGTGCACCAACGCTTTGCGCGGCAACGTCAATTCCGGTGCTTGCGCCACCCGTGGCTTGTGAGGCCGTTGGGTCGTAGCTTGTGTTAGCGGTGCTACTTGAAAATGTTGCTGGCATGATCTATCTCCAAAAAACGGGGCAGTCCAATTGCTCAGACCGCCCCTAAAGATGCCCCACCCGAGGCACCCTTTGTTTAGGCGGTGGTGTTAACCAAGCGGCCTTGGAACTGCGCACCGCGGCAAGTCATCGCACCAGCCCACGCGAGGATTTGGACCTCGGCATCTTGGTTAATGGCAACGCGCTTGTTGGGTGACAGAGGAACCATGTTGCGGTCTTTGTGCGGACGCAGGCTCAGGTACTTGGTGTTGAGCATGAACGCGGTCTTGGGTGGGCAGAAGCCGCCAATACCACCGTCGAGCACAACGTCACAGTCCATGAACTTGACGCTTGGGAAACCGAGGTTGCCAGTTTCAGCAGAAGTGAAACGCTGCATATTCTGCAACTCGCCCAAGTAGGCGGTCCACATAATGCTGTCCATGACGATCAGGTTTGGACGGTCTGAACCACGAACGAGTTTTGCGTACATGGCAGACAGTGCGCCGGACACTGGACCGGGCTTGGCTGATGCGTAGTCTTTCACGTCAGCAACTTGTGAGCGCCAGAACGCGAAAGTTGCGCGATCAATTCCACCGTAGGTGCCAGTAGCCGCAGAAACAGGGACCATTGCGTTGAGTCCGACCAGTTCCTTGCCGCCATTGCCTGTACCGTCTGAGTAGATCGAGCCGCAGAGCTTGTTGCTCATTGTGCTTTCAGCCACAGCCATACGTGCTTCGAGCAAGTCGATGAACGCCTCTTTGCCGCTGTTCTGCAACTGCTCCAGGCCCGAGATAATCACTGGGCAAGCCAATTGCTTGAGTGTGAACTCGGCAGCAGACACAACATCTTGTGCTGCGATTGGGAGCAAGTCGTAGCCCGAATAGAAACCAGCGTTTGCGTTTTCAGCGAACGAGAGTTCTTCGAGAATGATGTTGCCGCCGGAGACTGTGCGCACGCCGCCTGACTGTTGCAACTTAGCCAGCACTGCGTTGTTTTTTGTGACGTTATCAGCAATTTTCTTGCTGCGATTTTGAATCGTAGTAGCGATGATGTCGCTTACGTTTGCATTAGCAAATGCCATGGTTTAACTCCAATAATCTGATAAATGAATGGGAAAAATTCCCGTCGATTTGTCAGACGCATCCTTTACGCTCGGATAGTTCCGCGAGGTCAGGGTGGGCAGCTTTGCGCTGATCCTTGGAGTCGGGTGGCTATGGCTTGTTAGGCACGTCCACTTAGTACTTACGGAAAACTGGATAAGTAGTCCGTAAGTACGTACTTTAATACTATCTGCTCATTTGTGCAAGAGATGCTTCAATTGCGCCACGAATATCGTCAGCCGCCTCGGGCTGAGACATCCCACCGCCTGCGGGCGACCCTGATACCGATACGGCACGATTACGAGCCGCCTGAGCCGCGTTCGAGTTCTGCTGCAACTGCTGGGTCTGCTGCTGTCTATTGACGAGCACAGAGACCTCTGGGTGCAACTCACACGCTTTGCGGTAGCACTGCTCCAGTGTCATGGGCATACCACGCCTAGTCGCATAGTCCATGATGTCCGCCATATCAGCCCTCACCACATCGCCATAGGGCTGGCTATTGATGAAGTTCTCCACCGCGTCCTTCGCCGCTTGGCTCTGAGCCTGCATCTCTTGCTGCTGCTGCATCTCCATTTGCTGATAGCGCTGCTGGATGGGCGCAATCGCTTGGTTTACGCGCTGGTTGATGCGTTCTTCCATCGGGTCCACTTGTGGCCCCTGCCCGACCAACGCTTGGTCAAGCATCCCCACGTCAATGCCGAACTGCTTAACCAGTGAGGCCACAAGCTGTGCCTTTTGTGCTGGGGGCGCGGTCCTCAACGCTCCTGCCGTTTGGAACAGGCTTGCAATGGCGGTCACAGGTGTACCACCCTCGCTTTGAATCATCGCCATGTACGGATTCACCGCTTGGCTCACGGCCTCGGCGAACTTACGCGCCTCAGTCGTCTCTTGAAGTGTCTGCTGAATCTGGCGCTCACGCGTCATCACTCGCGTCTTAATATCATCGGGGAGTGCTGCCCACTTCTCACGCTCGGCGGGTGTCCACGACTGTGGCGCACGGTCAATGGGCCGAGCCTGCTCAGGCGCGGGCAAACTTGACTCGGGGGCGGCAACAGGTGGCTGGTTGCCCTTGGGGCCGGGCGTGATGCCCTCAGTCGCCTCTTTAGGCGCAAAGCGCCCTGACTCATCGCGGGGGCGTTCAGCCAGTGCGTTTAAATCCGGCGCTTGCGCATCAGGGGTGGGGGCCGCGGACTCGTTAGACGTGGGGGTCTCAGCGCCTTCGGATAAAGGAGTAACCGTGGGCGCTGTGGGTTGAGTCTCGGCCCCCGTAGAGGGTGCCAAATCACTGCCTTGCAGTGCGTTTTCTAATTCGTCGCGTAAATCGTTGCTCATGTGTCGTGCTCCCGGGTGAGGTTACTTATAGGTTTTGATAAACAGTTCTTGCTATTACTTCTCGTCGGGCCTTTTTATCGTCAGACCCATCCGTGAAATGCTTGGCACGTTGGCTCTCGGCTGCGGCCCACGTCTCTTTAAAATCGTCGGCATACGCCAAATTGTTCTCTTTCATGTACTTGGTTCTTTTCGTGCGACTCGAAATATCCGTACCATCAGATGCACGCAAATCACTGAGTGTCTCGTCAGCCGCCAACATCGGGGCCTCAATGACACGCTCAGTTTTGACCGTGCACTCGGGGCAATCGAACTCACGATCAGCCGAGTACGCAGCAATGCTGCACACCCGGTGAAAGTGGTCCCCACACGCGTTGCACTTGTAGCGATAAAAGGCCATTTATCACTCCACCGCAGCTTTTGCGCCACCCACACCAGCCCCACGCGTTGCGGGCAAGTTCGGGTTCGGTTGCTGCATCACTTTGTTCTGTGCCTGTATGCGGGCCACAGCCATGTCGTGCTTGTCTTTCGTAATTTGCTGCATCAACTCTTGCTCAGACTTCTGAGCAGCGGCACCCATCTTCATTTGTGCCATGGCCTGTTCGTTCTGCATTTTCTGTTGTGCTTTCTGGCCTTCAAGCTGCATCTGCATCTGACCTTTCTGCATCTCCATCTGCATATCAGCTTGCGGGTTTGCTTGAGCCAGCATCATGGTCTCGACCTTGAGTTTGTTGGCCTTCGCCAAGTTCTCCATGGTTTCAGACTCCATCTTCTTTAACTCCGCCACCTGACCGGGGTTAGGCTGTGGAGGCTCAGGCGGTTTGTTCGCTGCCGCAATCGCGTGGTCCAAGATACTCTCGACGTTACTCGCACCCTTCACGCCCGCAAGCATCGCTTGGAGTAACTGCAACACGAAGGGTGCTGCACCCGGTGAACTCTGTGCCAGTGGTGTTAGCTGCGCCACAAAGTTGCCAATGCCGTTGAGCAAATCAGCCGCGTCTTGTTTCTTCTGCGCCCAATCGACCGCCGCCATGGTGTCTGCGTCCACGTTCACGCGGTACTGATTCATACCCATCGTCGCGATCACTTGCAGTGCCGCGGGGATGTGCTCCACATCCGCTGTGTGCTCCATGTTGCTCATCTTGACCAAGGTATCGGGCTGAAAGTGTGTCGCCATGATCTCGGCTTTGAGTCTTAACGCATGACGCACCCATCGTGCCAATTCGAACTGGTAGTACTGCAAGCGTGTCGAGCCAAACTGCGCCTTGATGCTCTGCGCTGTTGCTGTCTCTGAGGCTTTGGACGAGCCACGCATGATGTCGCTAATCCCCAGCACCTCGTAAATCTGTTGGGTCTTGTCGCCACGCTGCATACGCAAGTACTCGATGGTCTTGGCGATCATTTCAATCGGCACAAACTCCATCTGACCTTTGATGCCGCCCTTCTCTGCAAACATGGCCCAGTTATCAACAGGAAGTAGTCTGTTCTCCACGCCTTCAGTAAACAACCGCTGCACGCCTTCTGCTGACTTGTCGTAAACGCCTGTGACCTTACACGCCTCGGTCAGATATTTGATCCTTGTGTTGATGACATCTAACTCATCGAACTGGTCTTGCGCAAACACAAACAACGAGCGCGGCATCAGATTCGATGTCGTCGTGTTCATCATTGCGGGCTTGGGGCATGGGAAGAAGTCATCAAGCGTTAGCGGGTCGTCTTTCACATCCAGAATGACATCGACACCCTTGCTATACCAGTACACCTTCAAATCGTCTTTAGACCAAATCTCAAAGACTTCAGCCCTATCCCATGGCTCGTTCTGAGGTGTGCCATCGCCACTGCCCTTCTTCGGTTTCTTTGCGTAATTCAACTGCGCCGCAATGACCTTACCGAATCGCTTTTCGGCTTTGTCTTTAGTCAAGTACGTGCGTCTCGCCACCCAGCGCACTTCATCCCACGTACGTGCTGGCGACCAAAAGAAGTCGGCCCAATAGATGTAATCGGTTGCCACTTCTTCGGAGGTAATCTGCTCATACTCAGCCTCGGGCTGCATCTCCACACCACTTGGGTGCATGATTGCGGGCACTCGCACAACTTCAGTCTCAACCTCATAGCGCAGCCAAATCTGGCCCAGTCCCACGATCAACCAATCACTGATGCCGTGGCGCAATGACGCATCGAAGTCCGACCCGTCCTCGCTCAAGCCGCTATTTAAAATTCTCTCAAGCATGGTGGCCGCCACTCTCGCCCCATCGTCAGTCGCATCGTAATTGGACCTTGATACATCGGCCTTCGGTGGTCGTGCATAGAGACTTGCTTTCATCGTCTCAATCGTTGACCAAAATAAATTCACGCGACTCTGGCCTTCTTCAAAACCATCGCGCTGGTCCAAGTACCGCTTGGTGATCTTTTTAGAATCCTCGTGCCACTTCAGCACCTCTTTGCCAGACGCTTCGATCTCTTTGTTCCACCGAAGTGCCAAGCCCGCTGGCGTGTTGTCGTCGGGCCTCTCCATACCATCGTTAAACTGGCTCATTATCCAATCCTCTTAAGTTGTTTCGGTGCGGTGTCCCAGATGTCATCTAAGCAAAACTGGTACTGCTGGGGCACGTCTGGTGTGTCGTTTATTTCTATTGAAAAATCGCGCTGCTTTCTAATCTTTAATTTCTTCGCCACAATCGCTAAGTACCTAAAACTGTCACTCGCGTGGCTGTGCGCATCGTGTTTAGGTTTCTGTCTAAACGTGCCACTCTTTTCGTCCCACTCGCGTGAGTACGCACGCAAATGTTCCAGCCCTTCGTAAGTCGATTGCTCGTTGAACCAACATAACGGTATGACTTGACGAGCCGCTTCAATACCATCTTGCAGCCCCATGTCGGGGACCAAATCGGGCTTGATGCCTTGCTGCAAGAACGTCTCGACCATCGAGCGCCCTGTCTGCAACGACTTTGCTTTCGCATCGTGTGGCAACCAAACCTTATCTACTGTGTACGGCAAAGCCTTGATCCACTCGACGTAGTGCGAAATTGCCTGACTATTGGCCTCGTAAAAATCAATAATCCGATAGCCTTCTGATGTCGTCTGCCAGACCCACCAGCTACAGCTATCCGTGTAACCAAGGTCTGCCACCACCTCAACGTGCAACGTCTTATCCACGGGGAAGTCTTTGACTTGACCCGCGTCATAAATTTTTCCAATCTCGCGGGCCCAGTACGCCCCCGGAATCGCTGCGTCAAACGAACACTCGAACTCGCGCTCGTAGTCTGCGTCCGTCATCTGAGCCTTCGCGTCTCTCAATTCATCGGGGTGGAGCAAGCCACTCGTGCTTGCTTTGACCTCAATCAACAAGTGCGTCTCTGAATTCAACCGCGCTTCTTCGCGCAAGTTCCAGAACATATTTTTGCCCTTCGGAGTCCCCGCAAATATTGCCCAGCCGCGGCGATCACTCAAAGCGGGCCTCAATACGGAGTACCAGATACTTGGTCTCATGTCGCCTACCTCATCCAACACCACGCCATCGAAATACAGGCCACGCAATGAGTCTGGGTTATCTGCTCCAGCCACAAAAATCTTGCTCACTCCGCCCTTGCTGTTGCGAATGAACACGGTCAACTCTGACTCGTTGGGTTTTTGCGCCCAGAGGGGGCGAGATAGGTCTTTCAAGTACGCCCAAGCCACGCGCTTGGCCTGATCTCGGAAAGGTGCGAGGTAGGCGAACTGTGGGTTTGGGTATGGGGTCTCTAATGCGCCAACAATGAGGTCGGCGCAACAACTGACTGTCTTTCCCGCACGGCGATGACAGACCAGCGTGGTCCACCGTGCCTTTCGGTTATGCAAAGGCATCGCAAAAGGGCGCGGGGCGTACTCTTGGATGTTCATGGCTGTGCGGGGGTGGGAAATGGGGCTGGGTGCGGATGCCTTTTGGGGACTTTGGCGTGAAGAAATACGGCTACGTGCTTTCGGTAAGAAGGCTCGTGGGGTATGGCTAAGAGGTGCTTAGTTACTTTTTGAATCAAAAAATGCAAAAATTTCACATATAGGCCCTGTCCGCGACCTAGGCCCCCCACCACCGGGTTGATACACCCCCACTCCCCTAAAATTTCCTTCATGTTGCGCTGCGTCATAGGGTTTTCCCTGATAGCATAGGCCAAATAGCGTACAGGTTTACCCGTAGGCGTACGCTTTCTAGCGTAAGGGATACCCCCCATCCGTCCGCACGGGCACGTTTACGGGGATTAGTAATCCGCGGGTTTCCGTTATATATCAAGGGGTTAGCCCTCAACTGGGCCGGATACGGGCCGCGGCTCGATGGTCTCAGCAT